TCATAGTCCTGCTTGGATAGGTTGTTTTTGGTTATATCACGCACATCAAAACGTAGTTGATGCTCTACTGCGAAGTCTTTCAGTTCCTTGAGGAACGCATACCATTCACCCTTGCTGTCCTCATCTATCTTGTCCACTAGATTACGGTTATAAAACACTTTCATGGTTTCACCGTCTGCTATTGATACACTCACTGATCCAAATGTGTCGGAATCTTCCTGGAATTCAAATTCAAAGAATACAGCATTTTCTGAATCGGCTGTTGCGGCACCGTTCTCATCACCTAATCTGATGTTCGTGAACTGTGATCTGATCTTATTGAATAGGTCTTGTGAATTTTTTGGGTTCATGTAGCATTATTTAGTTTGATTGTTAGCCATAGAAAGATCCAAACACAGGCATCGGTTTAAGCTCTGATGTCCTATCTGTCCATTTTTCAAATATCTTAGGGTCAAAATCAGCCAATGTTTTAATCATACGTGTCATTAACAAACAAGCACTGACTAGATCGTCGTGCTGTCCGGCCTTCGCACTGTAACTCATTCCCGAAGCAACAAAGTCCTTTAGTTCTGATATCAGTAACTGGGAGTTAAGTTTCATCTTGTCATTCTCAACCAGTTCCTTGAATTTCGTACAGGCATCTATCTTGTGTTTTGCTGTTGTGTTAAATCCTCTCCTGAACTTACGTCTATGTCCTTTCCTGATTGGTTCTGACAGGAACATGCCTGGTATGTTTTCCTCACCTATGTCCATGACCCTCAACAGTGCCGCTTCGCCTATTGAGTTGTTCTCCATTGAGTAGAATATTTGTGGACTTGCTGTTTGATCTTTTTCCATTATCGTGTCGTGTATGTGCTTGTTAATACTCTGTAGGATCCTGACCTGGTGGTTCATGGGTGTTGTGTTGTGATGCCACTCTGCCACTTGTTCAAAGCTAGGCAGTTCAAAAACTTGTATCGCGGCATAATCGCCGCCTGTTCCCATAGCAGGATCTAGACTTGTTAGGTATGTGTTACCTGGTGTGGGTCTCTTGAACCAACGTACCTGTCCTGTTGTTTCCACGGGTGCTGATCCTTCCATGTCTACTAGGTGTGTACTGCTGATCAATGTTTCATCATAGATCAAGAATTCACATTCGTGTTCCCTTCTGAATCTTTCTTCTCCAATCCTGGCCTTTTCTGCATCCGCCCATACTTGATCCCTGTCTGGGTGTTCTGACCAGTGTGCTTTCATGGCATAGAAACCATTGGTTCCCACTTCCTTGTCATTGCCATATTCATCAAATCTCTTGTTGGCCTCTTTCCAGATCATGGCAAACTGATCTTCATCTGAGTTAGGAGTAGACGTAATCATACACTTACCACCAGTTGATAATGTGGGAGATAGTGATGTCCAAAACTCTTTGGCCTTCTCTGGCGGTTGCACAAATGCGAACTCATCACAATAAACAAGTGTAAGTGACATACCCCGCCCTGTGTTTTCAGTTGTTGTGGTTGCTGATATCTTTGAACCGTTGTCAAATTCTATACTGTTTCTGTTGTACTGTGTAACACCTGCTTTGATCCAACTGGGCAACATCTCATAAGCATAACGCACCCTCGACATGATGTCTGATGCACCTGCGTATTTGTGTGCCGCAATTAGTATCTGTGAATCTGGTCTAAACATGGCATACCAAATAAGGAAACCTGATGCACAGGTAGTTTTACCAGTCTGTCTAGGTAGCATAGCAATTGAAAATCTATGGTCATTATAACTTTCGATTAATCTTTCTTGATATGGAAAAGGATCAAAAGGTATTGATCCTTTCACTGGGTGCTGTATTCTCATGAAAGTTCTCATAAAGAATAAAGGTCCTGTTTTTGTATCCATACACTGTTCAAGTTGTTCAACTTGAGTTTTGGTATATTTGTGTTTCTTGTGCGCCTTTTTAATTTGGTCGCTATCTAGTGATACATACGCCATGGTGTAGTATTTAACGCTGTTTAGGTGCTTGGAAAAGTATTACTTTGCTTCTTTGTCTTTGATGGCTTTTTTCATTGGTTCTTTTTTGTCGCCATCTTTGTCCATATCTAAAAAGTCTGGTTTTGCTTCTGCAATTTTTGCCTCTTTTTGATATGCTTCTTTGAAGCCTTCGTATTGTGCTCTAAGACTGTTTGCTAAATCATCTTCAGTAACAGTGTCTTCCGCCGCCATTGGATTGTCTCCACTAGCAACTTTTGGGAAAGTTTTCTTTTGTCTGTTTAAACCACCTGACATAGTATTAACCAATGTGTCTGTATTTTGTACTTTTACGTCTGGTTCGTTGTCGAAAGTTTCTTCTTGTTTTTCTTCTTCAGGAGCAGTCATCATGTCTCTCATTCTGCCCATTTCCTGTGAACCCATTGCATCGTCTTGACCTGCTCTGCCGTGTTCACAATCGCAACCGTGCTCTGCACAAGATGGTCCACAACCTTCGTTGTCATCTCCGTGAGTGTGTTCGTGATCATGTTCTGGCTCTGCACCAATCATAGCATCATCAACAGGTTTAACACCTGCTAATTTTAAAATTTGCATCATCATACTTGCTTCTTGTGGAGAATCAGCTGATATTTGTATTGCTTCTTTTACAGTTTCTTTTTTCTCTTCTTTGCCTGCTTTTTTATCTTGATATGCTTTTAAGCCTGCTGGAATTTTACCTTCTGTTTTTTCTGTTTTCATATCTCTTGTACTCTCCCCTTCAAAATCGCTATCTCTTAATGTGTGTTCTTCATCACCAACTTTAAATTTGTCGCCTTTTTTCATGCCTGAAGATTTAGCTTGTTGCACTGCTTGTGCAAACGCATTGCCTTCGTCTGTGGGTTGTTCTGAATTCATGTCCATGTCTGGATTTCTTTGACCTGCATCATCGAAATCATCTATCGCCATTTGTGATGCCATTTCATATTCGTAACTATCCGGGAAAGGCATTGTTTTTGCTTTTTGTGTAAGTGCCGCAACTACCTGTGCTTTTGGTCCTTTTAAGTTACCGTCTTCATCTTGAAATTCTCCAAGAGCTTCTTGAGCTCCTATATGTACATCTGACATTCCACCCTCATCTGTTTTTAATGCTGGTTCACTTTGAACTGCATTCTGTACAACAGCTTGTGGATTAGTTGCTTGAACATTCGCAACTGCGTCTGCTACTAAATCTGGTTTAGACTCTGCAATTTCTTTTAATTTTGATAGTACATCGATCATTTCCATAATTTACTTCCTCTTTGGGTCCGGGTGTTTGTTAGTTGCTTTTGAAAGAGGACTCGGTGTACCTTTTTCTTCTTTGTCTTGTAATTTCTTCTCTGCTTTGTTTTTTGAATCTTCATCCGGCATAGCTGGAACTTGATCTTTATCTTTTTTAGATTTTAATAATTCTCTCATTAAGCTCATGTTGTATTTGTCACCAAAAAATTCTTCTGCTTTATGTTTAGGTGCATCTTTCATTTCAACATCTTGTAATTTGTTTGCATATTCTGACTTTTGACCTATCTGCATGTTTGCTTGATATTCTTCTGTTGGCTCACCTGGCTTTCTAACAACGATCATTGAAGCATTTATGTTCATGTAGTCTGATAGATATTCTTTCATTACATTTGCTGTTACAGGATAGTTTGTTGTAACATCAAAAATAGTAACTGACTCATTGCTTAATGCAGGAAAATCTAAAGGCATAGTCATTATAGGTGTCTTCTTACCAGCTGACATTTTAGCAACTTCAAATTTTGCTAGTGCCGTTTCCATTCTAGATGCAAAGTCATCGCTTATGTCACCTGCTACCTTAACTTTGTAGTCATATGACTTGCTAGATTCTGCTAGATACTGTGTAAAAGTGCTCATATGCAATATTTAGTCTTTTTTAAGTAGTTTCTTCATTAATTCATTACGGTCTGATATAACAAATCCGTCGCTTTCTTCTACAGTGCCACCGTCTTTGTTGCCCTGGTCTAACTTCATTTTTTTAAGCTGTAAATCAACCATTTTTAGCTTTTTATCTATCTTTGAACTCTTGGCATCTATGGCATTTTTAAGGAAATTACTTGCAACTTCAAATATACGTCCTGAATAACGAGAATCAACGTTCATGCCCAAGTCCATTAAATTTTTATAACTCTCTTCTGATTCAACTGCTAGTTTGTCTAGCTCTAAATCTCCCAGTTCTCCCAGTCCTTTTACTTGTGGTAGTGCGGCCGCTATCTTGTCAAACTCTGCATAAGATTTTTTAAGTGCCTCTGCTGTTTTAGGATCAACGTTTTTCATCACTTTGCCTGTTTGTTCTTTGTTGGCTTTGGCTTGTTCTTTTTTATCTACCTCTTTAAATGCCTCTTTGACATTTGGTAAATTGAGAATGTCTTCTAATTTTTTTGTCATCTGCGTATTTACTTACGTTTGCCGTTGTGAAAAAGGTCTTCTTCTGAAACTACTCTGAATCTTATTTTTTTTTGTTTGGCATAAGCACTGGCGGCTTCCCATTTGGCCATGTTTAACACAACCTGTTTTTTCTTTGCTAGACTTTTTCCAGCACGTTCCATTGTTGTTTGATCAGCAGGTTTAACTTCTACCATTTCTGCATGTTTCTTTCCATTCTTATCTTGATACACAATAAAAAAATCCGGCACATACACAGTGTACTTGCCTGAGAAAGGATTTCTGTATGGAATCTTGATTGATTCACTAGCCCATTGATAGACGCTAGGATGTTCGTCACACAATCTCATGAAAGCGTGTTCCCAACTTGATCTGTATGTCGGGGTTTTTAAGCCAACATACTTGTCGCCATTTTTTGGTGAAAATTTTCCTCTTGCAAATCTTGGTAGCATTAATCTAGAATGTTTCTAGATACAAGTTCTTTAGTTGCTAGTGTCTGTCTAACACCTAGTCTACTTGACTTATACCTGTTAGCATTTAATATTAGTGTTATTAGTTCTGATAATTGTACATCTGAAGCACTAGTTAGTTTGTCCAATATCTCTTGTGGACTTATGCTGTCTATTTTTGCCTGTGACATTATTACGTATGCAGTAGATTCTGCAGATACTCTTTTAAATCCTCTCCTAACAAAAAATGCAATACAGGCATCATAATCAGCTGGATTCATCTCGAAATCTGATTGATAGTTTGTTGTTGTTAACTTCTGTATGGTGTCGTTTAGACCATCGCTTTCTTTAGGTGGTAGATTTGTATAAAATTCAGTCATTATAAGTTTGCTTTCTCTATGCTAATTGTTATGTTTTGTGTTTTTCTATCAATTTTTATAAACCCATCAGTAACTAGTTTTCTTATGTCAGTAACTGTTTTAGCTCTATAAACTCTCTTGGTTGCGTCTGTTGAATTAGTGTAAGCAACATCGCTTACTGCAACTGATTGTCCTGTTCTTGAACCTATATCTTTATAATATATATGTCCTGCAATAATATCTTTTATTCCGTCGTTGGTTGTAACTAGATTGTATGCTTCATTGGCTGTAAGAAAGTTAACACTGTCAAAAGTTGGCATTGTTATTACAGTTGTGTTTGCTGTATTTTTATTATCCGACAATCCTTTTGCTGTGGCTAAAGTTGCCACCGCTCCAAGTACCCCAACACCAAATTGTGCAACTGGACTAGAAATTGTTCCTGCTTGTTTGGCAACTTCTAACACACCTTTCTTTGCCATACCTTTTAATTCTTCTTTGGCCCCTTTTTTACCAATCTTTTTAGCATTGTTGTAGGTGTTTGATGCACCTAATATTGCACCTAGTATATTTCCGCCCTGTATATTTTTCATAACAGAGCCTATGCCGTCTACAACTCCGCCAGGTCCAAATATAGAATTTGTACCTCTTCCAAAAACTGTTAAAGGTGACGGTTCATGATCATAATTTAATGTAGCAAATCCAGGCATATCAGTTTTGTTTACTGTACCTGAATCGTATGTTACTGTTTCGTAGTATACCTGCATAACATTTGATAGTGTTCCAGCACCATCGGCATTGTCTACAGAGTCATGTGCAAAAGATCCTATAACTGGATTTACTAATTGCATGGATGTAAATCTTTTTTTGTGTAATAAAAAAATTATTATACTTTTTAAGTATGGCTTCTTTCTTGCTTTTGGAGTATCTAATCCAAATTTTGAAATCTTTCTGCTCCAGCTTATATCATCATACGCATTGTCTTTTGTATCTGATATAGTCATATCACTTGTTCCAGCATTAACTGAATCTGCTATGTGATATTCATAATATTTTTTCCAAAAAGCATTTACAGTGTCAGCATGGTCATCATGAAACGTTATGTTAACTGGCTCGTACTGAATACGTGTTGCCACATAAGCCTTTTTGTTGTACTGTACAAGTTCTTCTAGATTCATTCCGTATCTAGGCAAGTCACACGATTTAACTAACATATCTAATTGTGCGTCTTCTTGTGGATTATATCCGTTTATAAACATTGATTCATCAGTCTGAATCATCACATGAAACATAAACTTCTGTTTCGGCATCAATCTGTAGTTGTCGTCTATGTACAATCTAGATGCGTGACGGAAGTCCTTCATGCCGGGTTGGCCGTTTTGGATACCTTTTAAAAAATCATTTATCTTTGGCATATACTTGTATTTATAGCCACAAAAAAAGCGCCATATAAAGACGCTTTTCTTGTATTATAAATGCTAATTCTAATTCTTATTAACCACCAGTACTCAAAGTACCAATTGTTCTTGCAACTGCTGTACCAATACCTGTTCCTTGTGGTGTTTGTATACAGTTGTCATATCTAATTGACATTGTGATTGTAGCTGGATCTGAAGTTGCGTATGCTAGTGTGTTGTAGTTAACGTTTTCAACATAAGCACCATATAGTTCAAATGTTTCTAATACATTTGGTGTGCTTGAACCGTTACCACCGTCTAACATTTCAATTCTAGTTGTAAATTTGTAATCAATACCTGATGCCGCTGAACTTTGTTCAAAGAAATCAAATTGTTTCTGAATTTGTTCGCCAACAAGTTTAGTAACTGAGTTGTTTACATCATCTCTTAATGTGATTGTAATTGGCTCCCAAGTGTGTTTACCAGCAACGTAAACTTTTGAGTTGTAAACGTCTAGTGTTACGTTATCGAAAGTCAAGTTAGGTCTAGTAATGTCTACCACTTGTTTTGTTAATTCTGATCTAGGTGTTGATACTCCAAAACCTTCAAGTATTGCTCTGAAACGATATTGAAGTTTTGGCATCAACAAACCTTGTGATGCTGAACTCTGATCGTTTGCTAAAGGTACTGTAAATTTTGATAATGTTGATATTGCCATATATTTTCTCCTTTATCGAAAATTAGTTTCCTAATTTTGCAATTTCTCCTGTGTTTTTGATTCTCAACGGTATGTAAATAAATTCAACTGATTTAATAGGCTCAATTGCTATGTCTACATAAAGTTCATTTCTGTCTATTCTCGTAGGTGTGTTGTTTGTGTCATCACAAACTACTAAGAAATCGTACAATGCTCTTTGACCAACAAGTTCTAATAAGAATGATTCAACTGCTTGTTTGATTTCATTTCTTGTTAGTTCATCATTTGGTTCAAAAATAAATGGTTTTCCAATTGCATCTAATTGTGTTCTCAAGTACACTGCTAATCTAGAAACGTTAATTCTATCTAGTGCTGAACTTGATGGTGTTTTAGTTAAGTTACCAAAGTTAACAATTCCTGCTCCTGAGAAGAATGTAATTGGGTTAATTTTAACTTCATGCATTGAATCTCTCACTGACTCCGTTACAGATATTGTTTTAAATTCACCTTCTTTTGAATCTATGTAACCAACTGCTGTTGCATTATCAACAATACCTCTTCTAGTTCCTGCTGGTGCAAACCATGGGAAAGCTATGTTATCGTTGTTTGCTAGTGTTCTCATCATCATGTGTGATGCTGGAACAACAATTGATTTTCCTGTGTTATCAGTTGTTAAACCTGATGGATAAAACACACCCAAATAATCACTTGAACTTACTAAACCGTCTTCACCGTTGTCTAGTGCCGCTGATGAGTTGTTAGCCCAGTTAGTAATTGCAGTTGATGTACCCGCTAATCTTAATGGAGTATCTCCAACTACAAATGCTGTGTTGTTTCTGTCTGTGTTTAAGTTGATCATGTTTGCAATCAATTCTGGGTAACCAGGTGTAGCAATTACGTTGAATCCTCTTTGGTCTTCTCTGATTGCTTGGTTAGTGTCCATTTCTGATTTTAACTGTTCAACAATTACTTTTCTCTGTGCTTTTCTTCCGAATGCACCAGA